ATTACATTCACTGTAATATTTCCAATTTTATGATTTCAATATTTAAGAAAGCTACTATGATGATGAAAACAAGTAATATTATCTTTGTTTTGCTCGTTTATGAGAGTGCTCAGTCATTTTGGCGATGGTTGATTTTTATGGGAAGCCGTTATATTCTATTAGATCCCACACACAAGGATTGGAGGGATTTTTGCATAGCAATAATTTTACTATGTAACCACTTAAATGACATGCGGTTTTTGTTTAGCGAAGCTCGTATTTCAAATAACGCTATGGCAATGCTGCTGTCAGGTGTGGTTATCATAGTGAGATTGTTTCTTGCTGGGATTCAACTAGTATCTGCGTATTTTAGCTTGGTGGAGGTTATCCGAAATATCCACCCCAGATACTTTGTTGTCTTAACTGATTTGAATTTTAGGATTCAGTTCTTTCCCCCTGCGCTTGTCACACGATATGCGCTTAATCTTACGGAAAAAGAACAGAAGCTAATTGTTAATTCAGGAATCGGGGATGATGAAGGACCATTTAATGGTACTTTTATTTATCCTAACTTGCCTGGCGTCTTGGTCGAAATGACTGGTGATCAGGCAGATGCCCTTGTGAACTCGTTCGTCTCAAGAGGCATCGTGCACGATGAGAATCTAAATGATTCCTCTCGTGCTTTGGTCCGATTGGCAAAGTCAATTGGACCCTGGCGTCACTCAGAGGAGGATCGTCACAGAATTTGTGATTTTCTAGTCCTCGTTTGGCGCGCAGTACCTTCTATTTTTAGCGATGGCATTATTTGCCAAGTAAATATATTTGATAAAAAACTGATTTCAATGCCACTTCTAGAAGATTTAGTTCAGAAAGAGGATTGTGTTGAGAGCTGTGAACAAAAAGTAACAAAACGTGAAAAACATAAAAATCAAAAAAAGAATAAAAAAGATACAAAAATTAGTGTGTTTAGATTAGCTCATGATAATATGCTGCGGGAGTTTGTTGATAAAACGATTCCAAACCAGTATCTTACTATGCAGAAAATTAAATCAATGCTCCATCAATTGAGAAAAGATGGTTGGTCAAAAAAGACCATTGTAGGTATTTTTAGTCGTAAGATGTTTATGTTGAGGGATTATGATTTTGATACTGTGCCAGTGAGACAATACTCTTGGTGGGTACCTTACTTGCAACCAGATCATTTTAAGATCCATGGTTACCAGTTATCAGATTTTTATAGATACTGGGATAAGGTGGTTATGGCTCTTAGATCTTCCATTCTCAAATATGTAGAGAATTATTGTTCCCTATTAATTATGGATGATCATGAGATTAAAGGAGCCATGAAGCACTGCTCGTTGAGATTCGTACAAATACTGAAGAATCCTGAGAATCAGCTACTCTTTTGCACACTATCGAAAGAACAAGTCTGTGATAGAGTTTTTAATAGCTTTTTTTATCAGATTCGAACGCATTGTATGAATACTAGTGAGGTGTCTAGCTTGGTTGATAATAAGAGACGTCTCAAGGACAAAATACGATCAAAGGCTCGCGATACGAAAAACTTGCGAAATGATTATGATTCCTTTTGTGATGTCTCGGATGAGTTTCAAGTTAATTCTGGTAACTCCGAGAATAAACCACTAGGGCATGAAGAAAATGTTGATCACTTGATTGATGAGATTAGTGATATAACATTGTTGGAAGAAGAAGATGTTAATCTTTTAACTGATGTGGTTGAAGATTTGAGTCTTTTGGAAAATGTGGATGTTGTTATTGAGGTTTCTGACACTGATAGTGATATGACACCTGAGGAAGATTATGCTTACTCTCAACAACCTCTATCTTTTGGTAATGACGTTGAGTCTCAGGATCTTTTGATGATGCCTTTACCATTCATATTTGGTAATGTTAGGTGCTCATTTTGTGATCAGCGTATTTCTGTCGCTACAAATCCTTACTACATAGTGATTACATGTTCATGTAGAGAAACTAGGATTGTTCCTGGACAAGAAGAGGAGTTCGTTACGGAATCTAGCCCAATAGTATTTATTGTGTACCCGGCTGTTAAGTTATTCTTATTATTACAATTTTTGATTAACTTTCCAGGCATAGTGGGTAGCATATATATTGCTGTTACGGATCCACGTTATGCTCTTAGCCTATCATTAGATGATCTGCGCAAACTTTTCCATAGGAGTTATGCACATATTAATCGGGGCCTTCTGCAACCAACAAGGCAATTTCTGTTGAACGTGAGAACACTTCATAGAGGTTATAGGAGGACCGTGGATATGGTGGGTGGCGATGATTTATTTGATACGTTACTTTCAGATCCTCTGGCTTATATTAAAAAAATGCCAGATAGGATGAAGCTTGTGCTTCTCAACATGAAATCCTTAGTACACATGATTTATTGTGCGTACAATGGAGATTTTGTTGGTGCGTGTGCATGGGCTTCTAATCTTTTGATTTCAGAAAGTCATCGTGTTATCGGATTACTTCAGACACTGGTTGATAGTTGTCTGGGTTCTGATAATTTTGCTGGGGAATTGTATTATGGTGGGACCACTTATAGGGTTCATCCTGAACAGTTTAACTACTATCGTCACAATCCTGAACAATTGCCTGATATGATATCTGTCAATTCAGCTCCTATTGGGCCTATAGTGAGTACTATAGTTGGCCTTGTTCGAACGATACATCCAATGGAAGATGAGGAAATTCGATCAGCTAATGCGATGTTTACATACATGAATAATGTATCTCGCACTACTGATGCAACTTTGGGATCAATGTCCCATATTATTTCCTTTTTGTGTCGTTTGTTATTTGGATGTGATCCTTTGAATCAAGAATACCAAATCTTCTTAACTGAGATGATTGAGCACATTACTTTTTGTGATGAAGCTCTTCTTGTTCAAGATATTGAATCCAATGTGCCATATATGGAAAAAGTACTTACTGTATATGAGAGAGCTTGTAAGATGAGAGTTGATTTGGCGTGTCAAACTATGCCAAGTTTTTTAACTAAGCGTTTTGATACTTGTCTTAAAGATATGTCTACTTTGGCTGCTACATGTTCTGCTTGTATTAGTTCCAGTAGGTTTCGTACAGAACCACTTTTTATTATGATGGGAGGACCTGCTGGTGTTGGCAAATCATCTGTAACTCAATTTTTTATGCGTACTATAGCAGCAATAGAGAAAAAGAAGCCCTATACTGCTGATATGTGTTACAGTCCTGTTAAAGGATCGTTATACTGGGAAAAGTATGCTAAACAGGATTTTGTTTTACTGGATGATATGTTTGTTACAGCGGTTTTGGAGGATCGGAAAGCTGAGGCTGCCGATATAATTAATATGGTAAATTCTGTACCATTCCCACTTAATACAGCATTTGGAGACAAAGGTACTAGGTATTTTGATACTCCTTATATGTTTGGGTCTACGAATATCACTTCTAATGGTTTTGATAAGACCAAGTGGGATGTTGGATTGACTGATGTTGGTGCTCTTTTGCGAAGAATTCATTTGGGACTTTATCGCAAAGAAAAAGCTGGTGGTCGTATAGAGGATATGAAGTTCACAATTCAAAAGATTATTCCAGAGTACGATGCTCTGTTGAATCGTGAGTATCCAGCCTCTAAGATAGCTATGTTGATTCTTCAGTTGAAGCAAGTTCAATATTCTGGACATGCTGGTACTGTTTCTTATGATGCGCTGCGTGAGGTTTTTCCTGGTATGATCGATGATTCGGTTAATTGTGAGGAGAAACCCTCTAAGATGGCGCGTATTAGGGTCTCAAATGAAGAATTTATCGCATGGATGAATAGTGAGGGTAATGTTGAGAATCCTCTTTTACGACCTTTTGGATGTGGGGCCCAGCAATGGAGAATGTATCCAGAACAAACTGTTGAGCCTAATTCGAAACCTGCTTTTAGTGTTTTTGAGACTGTAGCTGCATATGGTCGTCTAAGTCTGGTAGATTTACAAACTCATTATAATGGCAACTATAAATATATGTTAGGTGCCATTGTTTTGCTTTCTACCACAATTCTTGCAGCAACTGTCTATAAGATGGCTACAGACAAAGATCAATTTAATACAGAATCTCCTCCTGAAAGGGTTGGCGGTAATTTTGATTTTTGGAATGTAAAGGGCAAGAAGCGACTTAAAAGTTGGAAAAAGAATGCTCATGATAAGAAGAAGAGGGAGATGGTTCCTAATTCTCTTGCTGATACTCAGTTAGCCATGTTAAGTGGTTTTGGGAAATGTATTCTTCATGTAAGAGGGCTTAGCCCACGACGTTCTGATGTTTGTGTTGGAATTCATCTACAGAATCATTACATCATGGTACCAGCTCATTTCTATATTGGTTTTCAGGATCGTGATAAAGCACGTATGATAATCACTTATAGTGATGGGAGAAAGGTGGAATTTCCATTTCCTCCTGACGATGAAGCTATACAAGTTTTTCAGGAAGATGCTGTTGTATTTTCAATGCCCCATGATGCATCCCTACCTGGTCAAGCTCGTTTTGTTAAGAGTGAAGATAAACCAGAAATGTTACATGATGGACAGGTTTTGTACTTGTTGACTATGAAGGACGAGACTTTAAGTTTCCGACCTGTTAATTTAGTGCATCAACCTGACATGAGTTATAATGCAGTTGGTGAAACTTTCCTTATACAAGATGGTATTGCTTACAAAGGTGAGTCCGGTCCTGGAGATTCAGGTGCTGCTTTGGTATCACAGTATGCAAATGGTTCACCATGTATTGTAGGAATGCATGTGGGTAAGAGAGGTCCAATAGGAGTTGCGATTCCTTACACTGATGAGCATATACAGAATTTGTTGAATGATTTTCATCCAGAATCTGATCCAAGTGATTTTCAAATCATAAGGACTGTTTCACCAGGGTATTATTGCAATAGGAAAAACAAGATTGTTAAAACAGACTTGTTTGGATGGGCTGGTCCACCTCATAAGGTACCGGCTATACTTGGGCGGGTTCGAATAGGTGATGAATATGTAGATCCTTTGGTTTTAGCACGCAAGAAATTGCATAGTGTTGAAGCTGGGCTTTGCGATGTATCACCTTCTACTTTGCGTTTTCTCCAAAACTCTTATTTGCGTCGTGTTGATCGTAGCTCTTCCATTTTGACTTGGGATGAGGCTCTCAATGGTTCCGTAGATAAAGGTTTTTCTGCAATTTGTTATAATACATCTCCTGGATATGAGTTCTCTGGAGGTAATGGTAAGGCTGACTATATTGATAGGATTGAGGATAAAGATATGTTTGTTCGCTATGAATATAAACCTCATTTTCTTGAACGTCTTATCAGAGAGGATAATATTTTGCAGAGTGGAGGCCATGTGGAATTCATATACTGTGATGTTCTTAAACAAGAGACACGTCCAGTGGAGAAAGTTCGTGCTGGAAAAACACGATTGTTTGGGGCAGGACAACTTAATGCTTTAATTATTTATCGTCGTTATTTTTTAGACTTTATTGAATTTGTTCAGTCTATGCCTGCTTCGAACTATGTCTCAGTTGGTATAAATCCACATGGACCTGATTGGACTTATCTCCATGCTCGTATGCTTCGTTTGGGAGGTAATGTTGTGGCTGGTGATTATTCTAATTGGGATGGTGCTGTTCCTGCTGGTCTGGGTAAAATCTTTGTGGATTTTGTTAACTACTGGTATGATGATGGTCCTGTGAATGCTAGAGTTCGTGAGGATCTCATACACAGTGTTGTCCATTCTGTTAGGATTTCTGGTTGTACTATATACCAAGTCCATGATGGAGTTCCATCTGGTGTTGCTATTACTGCAATTTACAATTCGTTTTGTAATATCATGATGATGTACACAGTCCTTGTTGAAGATCTTAATATTAGTGATTTTGATATGGCTGTGTATGGTGATGATAATATTATTGCAACATATGAAAAATTACGTTGTAATGATTTTAGTCCTCACCTTATGAGACGTTTTGGTATGACTTACACACATTTTTCTAAAGAGGAAACGGATAGATATGATACTATATCTACTATTCGTTATCTTGGTCGTGCATTTGTGAAGGATAAAACTTTTATACGTGCACCGTTGGCTATTGATGTAGTGTGTGAGTCTACTTACTGGAGAACAACATCTTCAGATGAACATACTGTTATCATCTCCGTTGCCCAAACTTTCTTTTTGGAATTATCACATTTTCCTCAAGAAACATTTGAGCGACTTTTACGGAAATTTATGGTTGCTCTTAAAAATAGCTATCCATTGTTGTATCAGACGGTTGAAAAATATCGTTGTGATTACAATACTTATTTCTATGAGATGTATATTGGTAGGAATATAAATCCTTCATACAGACTGTAGGTCTGTTCAGCGCCGGAGGGCGTATAAAAACTCTTTGTAGTTAGTTTTTCCTTTAGATGATAAAGTTAATGATGTTGCGAATCTGGAGTTCGCTGGGCGTGATGTTGATGATGTGCAGCTCACCCAAAAAGATGAGCTTGGGGGTTATTATGATACTTCTGGAGTTGTAAGTTCTGCCATGACAGATGGGGTTTTTCAAAAACCGTACCAAAGTGCTCCTTTTCCTACGTTTGAATTGGATGATGTCCTTGCTAGGACGTATTTAATTGGTACACAGACCCTTACTACGGCTATGGCGCCTAGTACTGTTGTTGCTACTTATGATTTTCCTGAAGTTTTGTTTGCCCAAACTTTTGTAGCAAATAAGATAAAAGGTTTTGAGTATTTTAAAGCTGGTTTGCGGATATCTGTTCGTATTGCTGCTACTACAATGCTCTATGGGTCTTTAGTTATGGGTTACACACCATATGCTTCGGAAGAAAGTTATACACCTACCACTGTTGCTATGTTAACTGGTGGTCCTCATGTAGTGATATCTATAAATTCTGCTGAGGTTGTTACAATGGATATACCTTATATTAGTCCCCAATTGTGGACAAAAACGGTTCCTGCCACAGTTGCTGAAATGGGTAGGATTACTATTATGGTATTAAATCCTTTGACAAATGTTACTGACACCACACACTTGGCTCAAGTTAATGTTATGGCGGAGTTTTTAGCTCCAAAATTGGCAATGCCACATGGTTTTGTACCAACTTCTAATCCCGTCATGATAGATAAGGAGGCAGAAGAGAAATCCAAGAATCATAGTGTTGGAAATTCTCTGATATCTACACAAATTCGACCAGCAGTTGTTAAGGGTTTGCGGACAGTTGCTAAGACAGCATATACGGCTTTCAAGTCTTCTATGACGCAAGAAGCTGCAACAATAGCGACTACTTTAATTGCTAGTTGTTTATCAAAACCAGCAACTCTTGATTATACTGCGGTTGGTAAGATTAATCCTTTTCATGATTTGGCTAGTGGTAGGGGTATAGATACATCCATTCCGCTTGCTGTTGATCCAGAAAATGGCGTCTCTACAGAGCCTAATGTTGGTGGATCCACTTGTGATGAGATGAGCATACAATATTTTGCTGGTACTCCTATGTTGTATCAAATTACAGAGTTGCGCCCAACAACTGAGGCGTTTCTTTTTGCAACTGGGCATGATGTAGCACATAATACTTTTGTAGATATGGCCCTTTGTATGTTTGCTTATTTTAGTGGGTCGATGAAGTATCAGATGTTAGCTATGGCATCGAAATTTCATAAAGTACGTTTCGTGATTTGGTTACAAAAAGATTCAGTTACTGCAAGAGATTGGGTAGATTGTTATCATCGAGTTTATGATGTCCAAGCAGATACCATGGATTCATTTACTATTCCATATGTTAGTAATAATATGTCGGAATCGTATGGACACAAATGGTACTTATGGGTCAAAACCCTAAGTTGGTGTTCCATAAACGATGTTATAGATGCCCCTATATATCTCAATTTTTTTAAAGCTGCAGGACCCGATCTTCAGGTGGGATGCCCTTTAGATGTAGGTTTTACTCCAAATTCTGATCCACGAGTTGATTTCCGAGAGCCTTTCCCGATGTTTGCTGATGGGATGACATATTTCTCTCATGAAGGTTTCTTATTCGGAGAGAAGATTGTATCGTTTAGAGAGTTACTGCATCGTTATACACCTTTTGGAGCTGTATCGAGTGATCATATTGCAGTATTTGACCCTGTAGCTGGTCGTAATGGTAGTATAGAAGGTTTAGGGCATTTTTTCCGTTTTTGGAGGGGTTCTATAAGGTTCAAAATTTTATTCCAAAAAAGTCAGCTGAAACAGCGTTCGGTTATGTTATATAAAACTGGTTTCGGTGAAGTTAGTTGCCTACAGGGGACGACGGTTTCATCTGATACAAATCCAGTTTTGGAATTTGTAGCTCCTTATTATTATCCCAGATTATTTCTGTCTAGCGGAAGTTCTACGAATAATGTGTATGATGCATATTTTTCCCAGGAGGCAGATGAGTGGTTTTTTGCAATGAAAGCCGCTGGTGATGATTTCAGCTACTATTTTCTTCGATTTTGGCCGTGTACTTTGACTTATGGTCGGACTGGAACTGCTTATGGCTTGAATGCTCTTAGGAACTTTCTTGTAACATAAATTCAAAATAAAATAAAAATAAAATAAAATAAAATATAAAAATATAGTTTAGTGGTCTTAGCGTACCGTCTTAGCTATGTTTCTTGGTAAATCCTCCTCTTAGAGTTGTAGGTGCAAGAAATTTAAACACCTAGCTTGTAGTAAGTGGCCTGATGTTGATTGGGAGTGTTGTGATGGTTTTTTGACACCTAGGGTGTTTTTCCATCTGTGCGTTCTATGAGTATTTTG